CTGGGGGGCTTCGGCGGTTGTGCTCCCTATCGGGAATAAGGTGGCCGATTGGGCCCGGATCTAGGGCAGAGCCTAGTTTCTGCAAGGACTGATCTCGGGGGCCCGCGGACGCAAGTGTCGGCGGGGCATGGACTTACGTCGGCCGAGCTTGGATCTGCGATCTGGAGGGTGGTGGCCCAGTCGCGGGAGAATCGCGGGGCTTACGGGGAGGGTGCGGGGCGGTAAGGAGTGCTTTTTACTAACCCAACAACTTTAGTAACAAGAATAATAGTTTTGCCGCGACCCGGTCCACCCCCCTCCGTTTACGGAAAGCATACAATCGGGAAACGGCGCTGCGCTGGGCATCCGGGTCCTGGGTTGCGCTGCGCTGGGCGATCGGCTATGGTCTGGGGGACATGGACGACAAGCCGAAAGCGAAGAGGGACCGGCGAGCCCCGGCGAGGCAGAAGAATCCGCAACGCGCGCGACGGCTCAAGATGACCGCCGAGCGCAAGCAGGTGTTCATCGACGCGCTGGCGAAGTACGGCGTGGCCGAGTGGGCGGCCGTCGAGGCGAGCCCCGGCGCCGTCGGCTCGTGCATCGCGAGCTTCCACACCGAGAAGCACCGGGACCCCGAGTTCGCCGAGGCGTGGGAGGCCGCCTACGAGGTCGGCCGGATGCGAGTGGTCGGCGAGGCCTACCGCCGCGCGGTGGAGGGCGACGAGGTCATCGGGAGGGACGGCGCGCCCGCGGGGCGCCGGTACAGCGACTCGCTGATGGGGCTCATCCTCAAGTCCAAGTCCATGGGCTCGATGTTCGTCGACCGCCAGGAGGTCGAGCACTCGGGCCAGGTCACGACGAAGCGCGACCTGGGGATCGCCGACCTGTCGCCCGCGAAGCGCGAGCTTCTCCGCAAGCTGCTGGAGCCCGAGGACGATGGAGCCGAGTAGGTTCTGCCCGGAGTGCGGCGAGCCGATCCGCAAGCTGCACGCGCCGACCTACAGCGGCCGCGCCTACTGCTGCTCGGATTGTGCGATCGACGCATGGGAGCGCGACGAGGTCCGCCGATGGCTCGAGGTTGATACCGATGCGCGAGCGTAACGCGACCACCATGCGCGCGGCCATGGACCTGATCTTCGGCGGCCCGATGGATTCCGAGCTGGAGGTCGCCGGGTGCTCGCTGACCGACGACGACGACGGCGAGACCGGACAGACCTTCCTGATCGCTCGCGTGGACGAGCCCCTGGCGCCAGCCTTCGTGCGGCGGCTCCAGCGGCGCCTGGAGCGCCTGATGGAGGAGGAGTTCGACGTGGACCCCGAGGAGTGGGAGGCGGAAGACCGCTCCGGCTGATGGTCGACATGGAGCGGATCCTGCGCCACCCCGAGCTGGCGCGCCTGGAGCTGGAGCGCCTCGATTGCGAGGGCTCGCTCCTGGAGTTCGTGAGGCGCGGCTGGCACGCCCTGGAGCCCGGACGCGAGTTCCGCTCCGGCTGGGCCGTCGAAGCTATGGCCGAGCACCTCGAGGCCGTCACCCGCGGCGAGATCCGGCGGCTCCTCATCAACGTGCCGCCCGGCTGCACCAAGTCCATGCTGACCGACGTCTTCTGGCCCGCGTGGGAGTGGGGGCCGAGGAACCGGCCGGACCTGCGCTACATCAGCGTGGCCGTCACCCAGGACCTGCCGATCCGCGACATGGTCCGCAGCCGCGACCTGATCCTGTCAGAGTGGTACGCGGAGCACTGGGGCGACAGATTCGAGTTCAAGGGCGACGTGAACGCCAAGGTGCGCTACGAGAACACCGGCAAGGGATGGCGCCACGCCATCGGCGTCGGGGGCAACGTCATCGGCCAGCGGGGCGACCGCATCATCGTCGACGACCCGCACTCCCGCGAGTCCGCCGAGTCCGAGGCGAAGCGCGAGTCGACGCTGCTCTGGTTCAGCGAGACCCTGCCCACCCGGCTGAACGACCTCGACGAGTCCGCCATCGTGGTCATCATGCAGCGGCTCCACGAGCGCGACGTCAGCGGCCTGATCCTCGCGAACGAGCTAGGCTACGAGCACCTCTGCCTCCCGATGGAGTACGAGGCGGACCACCCCTTCAAGTCGACGCGCTTCACCGACCCGCGCACCGAGGACGGCGAGCTGCTCTGGCCCGAGCGCTTCGGGGCGCAGGCCGTCGAGGAGCTGAAGGCGGCCTTCCGCTCGAAGGGCGGGAGCTTCGCCGAGTCCGGCCAGCTCCAGCAGCGACCCGTGCCCCGAGGCGGGGGCATGTTCCGCACGGCCGACTTCGAGGTCGTCGACGGACCGGCGCCGAAGAGCGCGCGGCGCGTGCGCGGCTGGGACCTGGCCGCGTCCACCGGCAAGACCGCCGCCTGGACCGTCGGCGTCCTGATGGCCGTCCACGGCGGCCGGTACTGGATCGAGGACGTGGTGCGCTTCCGCGGCACCAGCCACGAGGTCGAGACCAGGATGCGCGCCACCGCAGAGCGCGACGGTCCCGCCGTGAAGGTCAGCATCCCGCAGGACCCCGGCCAGGCGGGCAAGGCCCAGGTGCGCGCCCTCGTGGGCAAGCTGGCCGGGTTCAACGTCCACGCCAGCCCCGAGTCCGGGGACAAGGCCACCCGCGCCCTGCCGCTCGCGGCGCAGGTGGAGGGCGGCAACGTGGCCGTGGTCGCCGCGCCCTGGAACGACGCCTTCTTCGCCGAGGCGTCGCTGTTCCCGAATAGCGAATGGCTCGATCAGGTTGATGCAGCCTCCCGAGCGTTCGGGGAGCTGCTCAAGGCGCCCGCCCCGGACCTTGCGCTCCAGCCCGCGCGCCTGGTAACCTATTGACCGCCATGTCCAACTTCCAGAAGGCCGTCCAGCGCGGCAAGTCCGTCGACCCCGCGCTCGGCGTGGACGCGCCCCGGACCACGACGCCGACCGAGACGCTCGGCGCTCCGGGCACCGCGATCTATGGCGGCTACCTGGTCTCTCGCGAGAAGTCCGCCGAGCTGGTCGGCGTCAAGCGCTACGAGACCTTCTCCGAGATCACCGCGAACACGGCCATCGTGTCCGCGGGGATGCGGTACTTCCTGAACCTCGTGGCGAAGGCACGCTGGACCCTGGACCCCGCGGACGACAGCCCCGAGGCCGAGCGCCTCGCCGAGCTGGTCGAGGAGATCATGCACGACATGGCGACGCCGTGGCACCGGGTCATCCGGCGCGCAGCGACGTTCGTGTTCTACGGCTACAGCATCCAGGAGTGGACCGCGAAGAAGCGCGAGGACGGGACCATCGGGATGCTCGACGTCGAGCCCCGCGCGCAGGTCACCATCGAGCAATGGGACCTCGACGCCGCGGGCACCGTGCTGGGCGTCATCCAGGACAACCCGCAGAACAGCCAGCGCATCTACATCCCTCGCGAGAAGTGCGTCTATTGCGTCGACGACGCGCTGAACGACAGCCCCGAGGGCCTGGGCCTCCTGCGCCACGTCGTCAAGATCGCGAAGCGCCTGGAGAGCTACGAGCTGCTCGAAGCGTGGGGCTTCGAGAACGACCTGCGCGGTATGCCCATCGCGCGCGGGCCGTGGCAGGAGCTGAACCAGCTCGTGCAGCAGGGGCAGCTCACCGCGTCCCAGGCGAACCAGCTCAAGCAGCCCTTCATCGACTTCATCGACAGCCACGCCAAGAGCCCGAGCCTGGGGATGCTGCTCGACTCGAAGACCTACGCCTCCAAGGACGAGGCGCAGTCCCCGAGCCAGGTGCGCCAATGGGACGTGGAGCTGGTGCAAGGGAACCCGACTAGCGCCGCGGAGATCAACGTCGCCATTCGGCGGATGAACCGCGAGGCCGCGCGCATCCTCGGCGTCGAGCACCTGCTCCTGGGCGACGAGTCCGGGGGCAGCTACAGCCTATCGAAGGACAAGAGCCAGAGCTTCGGCCTCATCGTCGACTCGTGCCTGAAGGAGCTGAAAGAGGTATTCGAGTCCGATTTCCTCCGGCGGCTCTGGGACCTGAACGGCTGGGACCCGGCGCTGATGCCGAGATTCGTCATCGAACAGAGCCAGTTCCGCGACCTCGACGTCCTCGGGGGCCTGCTGGAGACCCTGGCCCGCGCCGGATCGCCGATCATGCCCGGCGACCCGGCGATCGACACGCTCCGCGAGATGGCCGGACTTCCGGCCGCTCCCGAGGAGTCGGCCATGGACCCGGACCTGATGCTCGGGACCGGCGTCGCGCCGCAGCCGATGCCGGAGCAAGAGCCCGTCGACGAGGACGAGATGCCCGAGGACGACGAGGTGGCGAAGTCGCTGCCGGTCCCCTTCCACGGCGCGGAGTCCTTCGAGCAGTTCGCCGAGCGCTTTATGCGGAACGTGGAGGCCATGACCGAGTTTCCTGATCCGGCGCAGCGTATGCACATCGCGTCATTCATCTGGAGAAGCCGATGAGCACGAACCACGTTACGCTGATCGGAGGCGATAGCAGCGAGGGGCGCCAGATCGTCACCGTCGACCGCTTCAACAACGCGCTGGTCGTCCAGGACGAGATCCACCAGAACATCCACCGCGGCATCCAGTTCGCGAAGTCGCGATACATCGCGGACTACGACAACAGCACGAACTACGACCTCGCGATCATCGTCACGGACTCGATGCATATGCGATACGACGTCCATGTTTCGGTGAATAGCCTGTTGCGGCTATACTCGGACACGGTGCTAGACGACCCGCCGGGGGGAACCGCGGTGGCAGCCAGGAACAAGAACCTGTTCAGTTCCATCACTCCGACCAGCACGACTATCGACGACCCGACGGTGGTCGACGCGGGAACGATCATCTACGAGTCCTTCGTCCCGGGTGGTCATGGTCGGGGCTCGACCGGGGGCACGGAGGCTGGATTCGGTGAGTGGGTTTTGTCGCCCGGAACCTACCTGCTGAGGCTGGTGAATCTGGACGTCAACAACTCGCTCGCCTCGATGACGCTCAACTTCTACGAGCCCGGCCAATCTCCAGACGTACCCTGATGGAGGCCCCCATTCCGCAAGACAGCGCCGCCGAGGCCGAGCGCCTCGCCAAACTACTGGCCAGGGCACTCCATGCCGAGGGCTCGGCCGAAGCAAAGGTGGAGGCGCTGGAAGCCGAGGCCGACCGCGTTTCCTCCGCCCTCGACGAAGCTCGCGCCGAGCGCGCCCAGATCATCCGCATCCGCAGCGACATCCAGCGGCAGTACCTGGAAGCGCTGAAGCCCGTACCGGACGAGCTGGCCGCCTACGTCGCCGGGCTCCCGTTCGCGGACGAGCTGCCCCCGCTCCCGGACTACACGAAGCCGGCCGCGGACGACTGCGACTGGATCTGGTCCGACGAGACCCGCCCCGGCGACGCCTACCGCGCCTGGCTGGCCGAGGGCCACGCCCCGACGGAGACATTCACCATCGGCGTCGAGGGCGCTCGCGGCTTCGTCCGCGTGGGCCACGGCTGGGGATCCCTCGGGGGCGACACCATCGGCACGGCGGCCCGCACCGACCGCATCAGCGTTCGCCTCGTCGGCCTCACGCCGGACGCCGAGGTGAAGCTCTCCATCGGCCACCAGTGGGCCCTCGTCGAGCGGCTGGAGGTCCACGACCTGGGCCTGCGCGGCGACAGCTCGAACTTCATCGTGGGCACGGTGCTGCTGGGCATCCCGGCGGGCGACCTGGTCTTCGACGGCTGCGAGTTCCTCCAGGGCCATGAACGCTCGAACCCGCACGTCAGCGGCGCGCACCTCGGAGACCACCGCAGCCTCGTCGTCAGGAACCACCGCACGAGTCCCGATCTTCGGCTGCGCGAACACGACTTCTACATCAAGTCAAGCACGGCGGGCCCGACCTGGATCGTGGACAACGTCTTCGGGGCCGGGAACCGCACCTGGTTCCAGCGCCGCCCCGGCGCGAATGAGGGCAACGCCCGTCCCGCGGGGCCCTTCATCGTCATGCGGAACCGCGGCGACGGCTACGGCTGGAGGCACGGCATGGACGGCGGGAGCTTCGCCGGTGGCAGCGCGATCACCGTCTGGACCGCGCCCGAGGACAAGGTCTTCGTCGCGGGCAACGTGGTGCTGGACTCGAAGTACGGCTGTCTCATGGTCGGCGGCCAACCGCCCGAGAAGAACTTCCTGAACGAAAACGGTTTCCCGATTCAGGAGGTCTGGATCTGGGACAACGTCTTCGAGAACAGCCAGCAGGGTCGACCGGGCAATCTGCCCAAGCGCGAGGCGGCCAGCGTGACCGGCGTCGAGCTGGTGCATTGGGGGCCGAACGATCTCCAGCGCGGCGCCCGGCTCACGCTGAACAACGAGTGGGGCATGAACCGCCACGGCATCGCGAACGGCGAGGTCCGGCTCTACGACCCGGCCATCGTGGGCGACAGCGTCTACACCTGGGACGCCTCGCTCCAGGACGAGCGGCCCATGCTCCAGTCCGAGCTGGAGGCCCTGCTCGTTCCCTGATCCCAGGATGACCCACTCCGCGACTTGACGCGCCGCAGCACTTCGGGCATCCTCGTCACCGACCAGCGGGTGCCGACCCATGTCCCGTAGCGAGCAATGCTCGACCGAAACCCTTTAGCGGCGGCACCCGCGACACTCACATGGCAGTCATCACCACCGAGGTCTCGCGTCAAGAGGACGCGGACCAGCTCCAGATCGTCTCCGGCGTCGCGACCATCGCGTCGTCCGACTCCGTCCTCCTGGACGGCATCGGCGGCGGCTGGAGGGACTTCTACGTCTATGTCCGCATGTTCGACGGCAGCGGAGACCAGGTCGTCGGCGGCGCGGGCACGTTCACGGTGGACTACCAGGGCCCGCTGAACGACACGGGCGTCGCTGCCACGTTCGAGGACCCCTCCAGCGCATCCATCGACGCCACCGCCCCGGTGGCCGTCACCTTCACCGCGCCCGCCGCGGCCATCCAGGTCGTCGAGGCGAACGTAACCACCGCCGTCACCTGGCAGGTGGTGGTCGTCGCCTTCCGCTGATCCATGGCAACCGTCACCACCGTCACCATCGGCACGGACGACTTCAGCGTCTATGCCTTGACCGCCGACCCGAACACGGACACGGACTCCTTCTGGAACGTGCGCCTCGGGGCGGAGCGAACGGCGTGGGAGGCGGCCACCGAGGACGATCAGAACCGCGCCATGGTCGTGGCGGCCGACTGGATCGACCGGGCTTCGAGCTTCACCGGCACGAAGACCGTCAGCACCCAGGCCCGCGCCTGGCCGCGCGACGACGCCACCTGCTCGGGCGCAATCATCACGGACGGCACCACGCCGGACGCGGTGTTCTACGCCCAGGCGTGGCTGGCGGGCAAGGCGCTCGCGGACAGCTCCGCCGCGGCCTCGTCGGGCGAGGGCTCGAACATCCGCAGCGTGAAGGCGGGCAGCGCCCAGGTGGAGTTCTTCCGGCCGACCATCGGCGAGTATCAGGACACGCGGCTTCCGCAGGTGGCGCACGACTACCTGAAGTGCCTGCTCGAAGGGGCGAACGCCACGGTGGGCCTGATCGGTCCGACCGCGCGCGGCACCACCCGGACGTCGAGCTTCGCCGAAGACGACTACGAGCTGAACGAGGGCTACGCCTGATGGGGAACCCGCTCTTCGGGGTCGACATCAGCGGCCTCATCAACGCGAACGTCGGGCCTGGCGTGAACGACGCCACGCTGACGAAGGTCAGCCCCGGCACGCGCACCCCGGGGCAGCTCACGGGCGGCACGAACCCGACCTCCACGAGCTACGACTGCAAGGCATTCGTCGACCCGATCGACCGCAGCCGCATCGACGGCACGCTGGTCAAGGACGGCGACGCCCTCGTTCAGATCGTCGGCGATAGCGTTGCCGCGGGCCAAGTCCCCGCGGTGGGCGACACCGTGACGATCCTTTCACGCACTTACGAGATCGTCGCGATCGAGGTCGATCCGGCGCTCGCTCTTTATTCTTGCCAAGGCAGGACGAGCGACTGACCTTCCACCCCTTCTGATCCAGCTATGGGCAACGTCCACAAGTTTCGCGAACCGATCCTAGCGACCACCATCGTAGGCCCGAACGGCACCAGCAAGGCCGTGAACGACCTACTCGCCGCCGACCTCTCCGGCGCTACTCCCGGAGATGCGATCCTCGTGGGCTCCACCCCGGGGACCTTTGAAAGCGGCCCGGCTGGAGCCTCTCCAGCCGGAAGCTCGACCGCGGCCGCTGGCACCGTGTCGGAGACCCCGCTCGCGGTCCAGAAGGTGAGCTTCACCCTCGACGATGAATCCGTAGAAGTCACGAGCGTCAGCGGATCGCTCAACCTCGGGACCTTCGGCCGCAACGTGGCCGTGATGGGTGTACGCAGCGCCGACCTGGTAGGCGTCAAGGACGGCACCGCCGCCATCGCCTCCACGGACATCGACTTCGGGATCGGCACCGCCGTCACCAACGGAGTGCCGTTCTCGGGAACTGAGGACAACATCGTGGAGAAGATCGACTTCAATGACGACGTGCTTTCGGTCGATATGTCTTTTACGTCGTACCCTGGAGAGTCAGGCACGGTCGTCACGGAACATCCGGCCACGGTTCTGGCAGATGACGACATCATCATAAACCTGTACCTGAACGTCGGAACGACCGGGAGCCTGACGTTCAGCGGCACGATTGACTTTTTCGTCGTCGACCTACAGTAGGCCACGAATCTCCGGTCCTTCACCAGACTCCAATCACAGCAGATCAATGACCCTCAAGATCAACCAGCCCGTGCTCGCCACCCTCATCGAGGACGGCGCCAGCTCCTCCGACATCACCGCGGCCAGCAACGTCGCTGCCAAGGTGGAGTCGCACTCCGTCAAGCGTCTGACCTTCACGCTCACCGACCTGGTCGTGAATGTGGCGGAGGCCGACGACTACGGCGGCACCAAGATCGCCGACCTGCCCGACAGGAACCTCCTGATCCTGGCGGTTGAGATCGACCTGAGCGTGTCGAAGGGCCTCACCACGAACGGCATCATCGACACCACCGACGTCTCTCTCGCCCTGGGCACGACGGCCCCTTCCGCGACCCCGCTGGCGGGCTCGGCGATCAACTTCTCGGACACGCAGTCATTCACCGCCACCGAGGAGACGATCGCCTATCAGTTCAATAACAACGACATTGCCGACGGTGACCCCGGCGCCGTCCCCGGGAAGTTCGCCGACTCGGCCACGCGCGCCATCTGGCTGAACGCCGCAGCGTCGATCACGGCCGACGACACGCTGACCGCGAACGGCACCATCACCGTCGTCTATGTCGACTGCCTGAACGGGATCTCCTGACGTGGCGGAGGAGTTCGAGGATCCGGCCTCGCGGCTGGAGGCGCTCATCGCGCAGCAGGAGGCCCGCATCGCGGCGGGCTTTACGCTCCTCGTCTCCCGCATCAGGAGCAGCGTCGCGCTTGGCCAGATCGCCGACCTCCTCCAGGCGGGACGCCTGGAGGAGGCCATGGCGCGCGCCATCCGCGGCACCGCTGCGCTGGGCGAACTCTACACCCAGAGCTTCATCAACTCGGCCCGCGCGACCCGCGACTTCCTGAACGCGAACGTGGCGGAGATCCAGTTCGCCTTCGACCAGACGAACCCCTGGAGCCTGCGAGCGGCTCGCGAGAACCAGCTCCGGCTGGTGAGCGAGTTTACCCGGACGCAGCGCGACGCGACCCGCCAGGCGATCGTGAACGGCGTGCAGCGCGGGGCGAACCCGGTCGAGCAGGCCCGCGCCTTCCGCGACTCCATCGGGCTCACGCGGCGCCAGGTCCAGCACGTCGAGAACTTCCGGCGGGCCCTGGAGTCCGACAACCCGCGGGCGGCCCTGTCGCGCGCCCTGCGGGATAAGCGCTTCGACCGCACCATCGAGTCCGCCGTCCGCGGCGGGCGGAAGCTCACGCCCGAGCAGGTGGACAAGATGGTCGACCGCTACCGCGAGCGCTACGTCAGGTATCGCAGCGAGGTCATCGGTCGCACCGAGGCCATGCGCTCCGTCCACCAGGGCCGCCAGGCCATGTACGACCAGGCCATCGAGGCGGGCCAGCTCGACCCGCAGAACATGACCCAGGAGTGGAATACGGCCATGGACGAGCGCGTCCGCGGCTCCCACGGGTCCATGAACCAGCAGGTGGTGCCCATGGGCGAGCCGTTCATCTCCGGCCTGGGGAACCAGCTCCGCTACCCGACCGACCCGGCGGCGCCGCCCGAGGACTCGATCCAGTGCCGCTGCGCGGTGGGCACGCGCATCGTCGCCATCACCGCTCCGGCGGGCATGAGCGTTACGGTCTCATGATGGTACCAAAAGAAAGGAAGCAGGGTCTCGCTCAAGATGCTACCATCTTGCCCGTCTAATGCCGATCCCCCCTGAGACAGTTCAACGTGCGGCGCAGCGCGGCCTCGACCTACGAGAGGAGTTTGGGCGCGGCGGCACCGACGTAGGCATCGCTCGTGCCAGAGACTTGTCGAACGGGTCTAACATATCGAGGGACACTCTCCGCCGGATGAAGGCATTCTTCGACCGGCACGAGTCGAACAAGGATACCCCGCCAGAGGACGGAAACGGAAAGATCGCCTGGCTCCTCTGGGGAGGCGACGCCGGGCGCCGCTGGGCCGAATCCCAGCTAGGCAGAATGGAGAAGGCATCCTTCAGCGTAGGCGACACCGTTCGGTGGAACAGCTCCGGCGGCCGCGCCGAAGGTCGGATAACTCGCATCGTTCGATCTGGAACGCTCGACGTCCCGGGTAGTTCGTTCACGCTGAACGCGAGCGAGCAAAACCCCGCAGCACTTATTCGAGTCCTTCGGGACGGGGAGCCCACGGACACCCTTGTCGGCCACCGACTCGCCACGCTCTCGAAGATCAGCATGACCAAACAAGAAACGCTCCAGGCTACCGAGATCGTCAAGGTTGACGAATCGCTGGGCCTCGTCTTCGGCTTCGCCATCGTCTCCAAGATCGACGGCCAGCCGTACTTCGACTCGCAGGGGGATCATATCCCGGACGAGGCGGTGCTGAAGGCGGGCACCGACTTTTTCGCGAACGCTCGCGTGGCGAAGGAGATGCACCGCGGCGACCAGATCGGCGAGGTGGTCTTCGGATTCCCGCTCACCGAGGACATCGCGAAAAGCCTCGCCATCGAGTCTCGCGCCCATGGGCTGCTGATCGCCATGCGCCCGGGCCCCGAAGTCCTGGCGAAGTTCAAGGACGGCACCTACACCGGCTTCAGCATCGGCGGAGCCCGCATCACCGACGAGGAGGTCGGCTGAACATGAAGCGTCGCATCATGAAGGAGTTCCGCATCGACGAGATCAGCGCGGTGGACCATCCCGCCCAGGCTCCGGCCGTCGCCACGATCATGAAGCGTGGGGCGAAGAAGGAGCTGGACGAGGACGACATGCCCGAGGACGAGGAGTCCCTCTCCGACGAGGAGCGCGAGAAGCGCTGCGAGGAGCGCAAGGGCGCGGGTTACAAGAAAGACCAGGATGACGAGGGCGCGCCCGGCGCCTCCGACTCCTCGAACAACTCTCCGGGCAACTCCGCCGACTCGGTCGGCACCGTTCAGAAAGAAGGCACCATGTCCGACACGAACGATCAGACCGTCGAGAAGGCGGTCCACGACGAGGCCATCGCCGAGCTGACCAAGCGCGCGGAGCGCGCCGAGCAGATCGCGAACCTCTCCGACGCCCACCGCGGCGTCTTCAAGTCCCTCTCCGGTGACGAGGCCGAGGCATTCCTCGCCATGAAGGCCGAGGAGCGCGACGCCGAAGTCGCCAAGGCCGCCGACGCGGACCCGGTGGTCTACGAGACCCTCGACGGCGTCAGCTACCGCAAGTCCGACGACTCCCGCCTGGTGGCCCTCGCCAAGCAGGCCGACGAGGAGCGCAGCGCGCGCCTCGCCATGGAGGCCGAGCGGAAGCAGGAGCGCCTCGCGAAGCGCGCCGCCGAGCTGGGCAACCTGCCCGGCGACGACGACGCCCGCCTCGCTCTCGTCAAGGCCGTGGACGGCCTGCCCGAGGAGCAGCGCTCCAAGGTCGACGAGATCCTGAAGAGCGCGAACAGCGGCCTCGCGAAGGCATTCGAGCGCACCGGCACTTCCGCCGTCCCGCAGACCACCGACGCCGAGTCCAAGCTCGACGCGCTGGCGAAGCGGATCCAGTCCGAGGACCCGAAGCTGTCCTTCGCCAAGGCATACGACACCGCGCTGAAGACCGACGAGGGCCGTGCCCTCTACGCGGCGATGCGCGCCAACGGCTGATCCACAACCCGAGAACCACAGGAGAACGACACCATGTCCACTTCCCAGAGCGTCGTCACCATCTCGGCTGAAGCCGGGAGCGCGGTGACCATCTACCGTCTCGTCACGCAGGCGTCCGACGGCCAGGTCGACCTGGTCGCCGACGCCACCGAGAAGCCTCTCGGCGTCGCGTGCGAGTCCCAGAGCACCGTGGGCGGCAGCGTCCCGGTCGCCATTCCGAACGGCGCGATCGTGAAGGTCGAAGCCGGTGCCGCGATCACTCTCGGCGCCGATCTGGAGGCTGCCGGAGACGGCACCGGCCGCGTCATCACCCATACCTCGGGCGTCGGCGACTACATCGTCGGCACCGCGATGACCGCGGCGGGTGCCGCGGGCGACATCATCGAGGTCCAGCTCTCCGTCGACCTCGACCAGGTCGCCTGACCCTAAACTCCAGGAGTACCAGAAAGCCATGAGCTTCCAGCAGCCGGGTCGCGCCGACGTCCACGTCGATCGGCCCCTTACCAACATCTCGCTCGCGTTCCTCCAGGACTCGGAGGGCTTCGTCGCGGATCGCGTCTTCCCCCGTCTCTCGGTGGCGAAGCAGAGTGATTCCTACTTCACCTACGACCGCGGGTACTTCAACCGCGCCGAGATGAAGAAGCGCGCCCCCTCGACCGAGTCGGCGGGCATGAACTACGCGATCAGCACCGACACCTACCTCGCGGAAGTTTGGGCCCTCCACAAGGACATCGCGGACCAGGTGCGGGCGAACGCGGACGACCCGATCAACCTCGACCGCGAGGCGACCGCCGCGCTGACGCTTCAGGGCCTCCTCCGCAAGGAAAAGGAGTGGGCGGCGAACTACTTCGCCACCAACATCTGGACGAACGAGGAGACCGGCGTTTCGGGAGCCCCCTCCTCGAGTCAGTTCCAGCGCTTCGACGAGGCGGCCTCGACCCCGATCGAGACCATCCGTCGGTGGAAGCGGACCGTCCAGGCCAGCACCGGCTTCAAGCCCAACGTGATGACCGTGGGCCGTGCCGTCTACGACGCGCTCCTGGACCACCCCGACATCGTTGGGCGCCTCGACCGCGGCCAGACCTCCGGCCCGGCCATGGTCATGCGCGACGCCCTCGCCGCCCTCTTCGAGGTCGACGAGGTGCTCGTGATGGACGCCATCGAGAACACCGCCGCCGAGGGGGCCACCAACTCCCACGACTTCATCGGTGGCAAGCACGTCCTGCTCTCGTACCGTCCCGCGTCCCCCGGCCTCATGACGCCCTCCGCGGGCTACACCATGGCCTGGACCGGCCTCATGGGCGGCGGTGACTCCCAGATCAGCCGCTACCGGATCGACCTGAAGAAGACCGACCGCATCGAGATCGAGATGGCTTTCGACCAGAAGCTCGTCTCCGCTGACCTCGGTTACTTCGGCCTGAACGCCGTCAACTGACGCGCCGCGCCGGGCCCCGAGCATCAAGCAGCTCGGGGCCCGGCCAACCCCTCCCCCTACATCCCCGACGACGCACCCGACCATGAATCAAGCCCGCCACTGGAAGCAGCACTTCGACCCGAGCGCGGACCTCGTGTTCCGTCGTCGTATGGTGCTCAACTGCTGCGGAGTGGGCACCGTGGCCCCCGGCGACCCCGTCACGCCGGAGATCAAGGAAGCGTTCGGCGACTACCGACTGAAGGTCTGGTGGCGCGGCCAGTTCATCGAGCTGGCGCCCGAGCAGTCCGAGGCCCGGCCCGAAGAGCCCACCCCGTCAGGCGATCCGATCGTCCGGCAGACCGGAAAAGGCTGGTACACCGTAACCTTCTCCGACGGGACTTCGCAGAAGGTCCGCGGCGAGAAGGGAGTGGAGGAGGCTCTTCGTGGCCACGTCTCCTGAGCCGAAGATAATCGTCACCGCGCTGGAGTCGGTCGCCGAGCAGGTCATCCGCAAGATCGCCCTCGACGTCGTCGCCGAGCTGGTGAAGCCCCCGCCCCTCGGCGGTACGCCCGTCGACACGGGCTGGGCCCGGAACAACTGGAGCGTCCAGATCGGCACGCCTAGGACGGACCCGATCGGCAGCAGGGACGCAGCGAGCGCCGCGCGAGGGGAGCAAGTGGCCTCGACCGCGCAGGCCGCGACCTACCAGGTCGAGGGCCGCGAGAAGCTCTACATCACGAACAACGTGCCATATATCACGCGCCTGAACGAGGGCAGCTCCAAGCAGGCGCCCAGGGGCTTCGTGCAACAGGCCATTCGCCGCGCCGTTGAGCGACTCTCGGAGCTGTCGACGTGACGAGCGTGACCCTGAACACCGCGCGCGAAGCGATCTACCAGCGCTTCGTGAGCAACCTCCCGACCGGACTGGGCGGACGCTACTCCTTCGAGTCGGAGAAGTACGACCCGCCCGCCGACCTTCCGTGGGCACGCCTGACGGTGGCCCACGAGGACGGGACGCAGTCGAGCTTCGGCGCCACCGGCAGCCGGAAGTTCCTGCGGCGCGGCAGAGTTCTCGTCCAAGTGTTCGCCCCGGTGGACGCTGGACTTCGTACACTCGACGGCATCGCCGACGAGATTCGCGACATCTTCGAGGGCGTGACGTTCTCGGGGCTTTACTTCGTGGGCGTGGACGTCCGCGAGTCCGGGCAGGACGGCGAGTGGTTCCAGCTCGTCGTCGACGCACCCTTCGATTATTACGAGGTCAAGTGAACCACTATCTCTACAGGGTCGAGGACCAGCAGACGGGAGAATACTACATCGGTGTTCGCTCGTGCTGGTGCGCGCCTGAGAAGGACGTCGACTACAAGGGCAGCGGCCTCCTACTTCGTCAAAAGATTCGCGGCCGCTGGTCCAGGTACAGAAAGTCCATCCTCGACATCGCTGCCGACCGGGACGAGGCCCTCGCGATCGAAGCGCTGCTCGTGAGCGATGCCAGGCTCCAGGACCCGCTCTGCCTCAACCTCGCCCGAGGTGGGAGGGCAGGCGAGCCCGGTAAGGCCAAGAGCGAAGAGCATCGGAAGAGGATCGCCCAGTCGCTCGCCGGTCGCACCGGCACCGCGACCAAAGGATTCAAAGGACGCAAGCACACCGACGAGACTCGTCGTAGAATGGCCGACGCCCGTCGTGGGCAGACGCACTCACCGGAGACCCGCGCGAAGATCGCAGCCAGCCAAAAGGCTCGGTGGGCGAGGCGCATGAACAGCAAGTAACACCATGGCACGTTCGCTCACGAACAACCTGTCGCTGCGCTACGCCATCGAGTCGAGCGTCGGCACCCTTCCTGGCACTCCGCTCTGGCAGGTGCTGGAGCCCAACTCTGTCGGCAACTACGGCGCCAGCATCACGACCGTCCCGCGCAACCCGATCTCGAACACGCGCCAGCAGCGCAAGGGCTCGGTGGTGGACCTGGAGTCCGCCGTCGAGTTCGAGACGGACATGACGAAGGACTCGCTCCTCGACTTCATCGAGGGCTTCATGTTCGCCTCGCGGACGAACACCGACGAGATCCCTACTATCCAGGCCGGGTCGGACTACGACACCCTCGCGGCCACCGGGTCGGACACGTTCACGCACTCGGCGCTCGGCGCCGCCCTCGCGGCGGGCACGCTCGTCTTCGCCCGAGGCTTCGCGAACAGCGCGAACAACGGCCTCTTCGAGGTCGACGCGCTGTCTACCACGACCGTCACCGAGCTGGCGGGCACTCCCGGCACCGTCGCGGAGACCCCGGCTACCACGACCGGCGCGACCGTCGAGGTCTGCGGCTTCCGACTGACCGACGGCACCTGGGACGACTCTACGAAGCAGGTCGGATCGTCGGGCACGGACCTGTCCACCCTTGGCCTGACCGTGGGGCAGTACCTCCGGGTGGGCTCGGACGCTAACGCCCTGACCGGCGGTCAGCTCGTGGGCCGGATCACCGCCATCAGCGCGGCGGCCATCACCCTCGACAAGGTTCAGAACCTCGGAGCCTCGACGCTGAACGGCGGCGGCAACGTTAGCGCGGACGACGTGGACCTGCTCTACGGCCAGTTCGTGCGGAACGTCGGCGTGGACGACACCGACTACCTGGAGCGCTTCTTCCAGTTCGAGCTGCGCTACGCGGACCTCGACAGCGTGGGCACCGACGAGTACGAGTACGCCGTCGGCAACCTCTGCAACGAGCTGACCATCAACCTGCCCGGCCAGGACAAGGCCACGCTCGGGTTCTCGTTTCTCGGGACGAACGCCGACGACTTCACCACTAGCCGCAAAAGCAACGCGGCGAACGCCGTCGAGCCGGTGAAGACCGAGGCATTCAACACGGCGGCCGCCTTCTCGCGCCTGAACCTGCTCGACACCAGCGAGAACTCGCTGGCGACCTGCTTCAAGTCGCTGACCATGACGATCTCGAACGAGGGCAGCCTGGAGAAGTGCCTCGGCACGCTGGGCGCCTCCTTCGTGAACGTGGGCAACTTCACCCTGAGCTTCGAGGGCGAGCTGCTCTTTACCGACAGCGACGTGGCCGACGCGGTGAAGAACAACACCACGCTGACCTTCGACCTGCTCCTGCGGAACGGGGACGGCGCCTTCGCCCTCGACGTGCCCAGCCTGACCCTGGGCGACGGCTCGAAGGGCTTCCCGGTGAACGAGTCCATCACCATCAGCACCACGGCCACGGCCTTCCAGGACCCGACGCTCTCCACGTCGCTGTCCTACAGCGACTTCCCGTACTTCCCGGCTGTCGCCTGATCTCGCTAGGGGTAGTGGACGCCCTCCGCTACCCCCCACCACCCCCACCCTACACCCATTCGATGGCAAACTTCTCCCACCTCGACGACCTGGCCGTGGACAACTCGTCCACGGCCGAGTTTATCTTCTCCCGAATCATGGGCACGCCGGTCCTTACCGTTCGGCCCGCGCACCGCGTAAACCGCGACTTCCTGAACGAGATGCTGTCGGCCTCGAAGGAAGTAGCGCGGCGCATTGGGAAGCTGGAGCACGAGGACACGGACTTCGACAAGGTCCGCGAGAACGACGCCGACGTATTCGCCCGGTGCATCGTCACCGGCTGGCGGAACGTCGTCGACTCCGACGGGAACGAGGTCGAGTTCACGAGGGACAACTGCCGAGAGTTCCTTCTGGCGATCCCGGAGGACATGTTCGACAACCTGCGGACCTTCTGCTTGACGATCGACAACTTCCGGGCTGGTCGCGCGCGGCCGAAGCTCGACCCGAAAGAGGAGAAGGCTGCCTCGGGAAACTGACGGCGCGGCTGAACTGGGAGCTGGACTACCAGAAGGTCGCGTTCGCCATCGACGTACACCGGAAGCGGAACCAGCCTCTCCCTTCTGAACTCCAGGCGAAGGTCGACGCCGAGCCGACCCTCGTCGCAGGCGAGGATTTCTTCTACGATGCGTTCGCCAGACTGACGACCGAGCGCAACGGCCAGGGCCCCATCCCCGTCAGTAAGATCGTCGAGCACGGAGTGCGCTTCGGGCTGGACTTCGAGAACCAGGAGCTGCTCGTGAGGATCGTCCGCAAGCTGGACTCGGCCTACATGAAGTGGGTCGACTCCGACATGCAACGCCAGCGCGAGGCAGCCAAGAGGAGCAAGTAGCAGCATGGTCGACTTCAGAATCCAGGTCATAATCGACCCGCGAGGCGTCCAGCAGGGCGCCCGCCAGGTCGAGCGCTCTCTGGACCGCATCGACCGCAAGACGACGCAGGTTACCCAGAAGGCGTCGCGCCTCGGCGGCGCCTTCCGCTCTGCCTTCGCCCCGCTGCTGGGCATCGCGGGCGCCGCTCTCGCCATCCGCACGCTGTCGAACTTCGAGCAGGAGATCGCCGCGGTGGGCGCGATCTCCCAGGCATCGGCCAAGGAGCTGGAGGCATTCCGCGACGTCGCCATCGACCTTGGGACGAACACGCGCTTCAGCGCGACCCAGGCGGCCGAGGGCCTCACGTTCCTGGCGCGGGCGGGCTTCACCGCGAGCGAGTCCCTGGAGGCGATCGACGGGACCCTGAAGCTGGCCCAGGCGGGGCAGCTCAACCTGGGACGCGCGGCAGACATCGCGTCGAACGTGCTCAAGGGATTCCGGCTGGAGGTCAGCCAGACGGCGCGTGTCGTCGACGTGCTGGCCCTGAGCGCGAACAGCTCGAACACCACCGTCAATCAGCTAGGCGAGGCCCTGAGCTTCGCGGCGCCAATCGCCTCGGGTCTAGGCGTCTCGATCGAGGAAACCACAGCGGCCGTCAGCGCCCTGTCTAACGCGGGCCTCCAGGGCAGCCGCGCGGGCACGGGCCTGAACCGGGTCTTTGCGAATGTCGCGGCGCCCACCGAGAAGGGCGGGAAG